ATGGTTATTGATTGTCGTGTGGGAATGTTTCATCGCAGAAACAAAGGGCTTTGGCAACTCGTTCAAAAGTTTCGTTCTAATCCAAGACAATTTTACAAGAAAAAGAATGAAACTTGGCAAGAAGCAAGGAACAGGTTAGTTGGATCAATTTATGGATTAGGTCTTGCAAAGACTACTTATGCGTTGGCATTGGGTTTTCCGATTGAAGCACAACTTTGTTGCCTTGATGTTCACTTGTTGCGTTTTATGGGACATGACTTGAAGAAAGGTCACGCAAGTTCAGAAAAACAATACGAAGATATGGAGAACGAGTGGCTTGATCGTTGCAACAAGATTGACGCATCTCCGAATGTTGTACGAGAAATTTATTGGAATAATGTGCAGAACAGAAGAAACTCTCGCTATTGGAGTTACTGCTTAGAGAAGTGAGAGAGTTAACTAGACAAGAATTTATTTGCAAAGACATTCACTATAACAACGCAAAGGTTGCAGAGTTATGTGGTTATCCAAAAGCAATCAAGCTACTAGAAAAGAAGTTTAGCGTTCACAATCCAAAAAGAAAGATAGGCAAAAGAAGACTAGTCAGAAAAAATGGAAACAAACTCGCACACAATGTCTAATATACAACTTACCGATATGTGGTTTGACGGAAAATTTAATGAAGTTGCATCATATATTATAGACTCAAAAGAATTTATGGAGAAAGATAGATTGATAGATTTTTGTTTGTATTTCCATAAGTATGTTGGAAGAGACGAATTACAAATCTTACAGAAACTCATTTAATGCTTGACAATCAAGCCAAATTAAGGTAGAATATATACATGATCGAAAAATTGCAAACACTATACAAAATCGACTCGCAAGGCAGATTGCGAGAGTGGACAATGAATGTCGATGGCAACAAGTTTTATGCCATCAAAGGCTTAGTCGAAGGTAAGAAGACCCAAGACAAACCTACTATCGCAACTCCAAAGAATGTCGGTAGGTCAAACGAAACGACTGCAACTGCACAAGCACGATTTGAAGCTCAAGCAAAGTGGCAGAAGAAGATTGATTCGGGTTACGCAATATCCGAAGAGGATGCGAAGGTAAAGAAGTTTTTCGAGCCTATGCTCGCATTGTCTTATGATGACAGAAAAAACGAGATCGCTTATCCTGTTTATTCTCAACCAAAGCTCGATGGCATTCGTTGCATCGTTCGACAAGAGAATGACGAGATCGTAGGTAGAACTCGTAATGGTAAGATCATCGAATGTATTCCTCATATACTAGATAGTTTGAAGGGATTTTTCATGGTTCATCCGCAAGCTATTCTCGATGGTGAGTTGTACAATCACGAATACAAAGAAGATTTCAACAAGATTACTTCGCTTGTTCGCAAGCAAAAACCTGTTCGATCTGCTAAAGAAACCGATAAGGCATTTGCAAAGAAGGAAGCTAAGTGGCAAGAATCTTTGATCGAATCAGCAGATAAGATTCAGTATTGGGTTTACGATATGCCAAAGCTCAATGATGTAATTAACGAAAAAACTTTGTTCGATTTCAGAATGACTGAACTCAAGGACAAGCTAATCACAAGAAAAGATTGTATCGTTATTGTCGAAACCAATGAAGTTTATTCAGAAGGTAATCTCGATAACCTGTACGGACAATATCTTGAACAAGGATACGAAGGTCAAATGATTCGCAATGATGTAGGATATGACGCAAACAAGCGTAGCAAGAATCTACTCAAGCGTAAAGACTTTATGGATGCCGAATACAAGGTTGTCGATATTGATGAAGGTAATGGTAATCGTAGTGGTACTGCAAAACATCTTGTGTGCTATTGCGACAAAACCAAACAACAATTCAATTCTAATATCAAAGGTTCATTTGATTACCTCAAAGAAATCTATGATAATCGTGACGAGTATATCGGAAAGTCTGCTACGATCAAGTTCTTTCAGTTGACACCCGATGGAATTCCTCGCTTTCCCTATGCAATTGCTTTTCGTGACTACGAGTAATTATAGCTTGATTGATTGGGATAAAGGAAATACCCTTGTTGAAGGCATTCCATTGACTCCGCAAGAAGCACACGATCTGAACTACGCTTTAGCAATCAATAATACAACCAAACGATATGTTAAGGATTACCAAGTAGAAGATAATAGTATAGAAAAACATATACAATACGATAATATAAAACATATCAACATACAAAACAACAAATAAAATACTTATCATGTTCCCTATAAATAACTTAATTAAAATTTACATTAAATACTTGAATAATAGTGGGTTGAAGTGGGGCGAAGTGGTTCAAGAAGGGTGAACGACTTAAATATATAAAAATATAAGTATAATAATTTCAGACTAACATACAAATAATACTACAAAATAATGAATATAGTAATTGATAATTATAGAATAAGAAGATATGACTCTCTTAACCTTTGTGTTGAAGTACATAAGCAAATGGGCAAAAGCAAAAACCCATATGGCAGAAATGGAAAGCCGAAAAATGGCGAAATTGCACAAAAAAATGAATCAAATAAACCCAAATATAAGTGGGATTTAGTTTGTTATTCACCTACATTAGATTATTGCTTGAAGAAATTGGTAGAGCATTGCTTGACAAATAAAGAAGAAATAAATACTATACAGAGTTTAAGAGATCAAATAACCCAATTAAATGAAGAAATTACTAAAATTAGCGAGGCAAATAACCGCTCAATCGAAGAAAATATTTTGTCAAATAACGACTTCTACGAAGAAAGAGCAGACCAAATCGCAGAAGAAGCTCTATATTAAGCGAAATTCTCACGGATTTCCGACTATTTACGAAGAATAATAATATATCTCGCTGATTATCAGCACTTTATATTTATTTTTAACTTATTTGCTTGACATTTTAGCGTGTATAGTCTAATATTATATCTATTATGCAGAACAACGGAGAACTTAGCGAACAGGAAGATGCTGAATTTAGAGATAATGCTCTGAATATCATTCAACTTGTAACCAAAAACGAAGAAACCTTTACTGAAGAGGAAGAAAACGCTATTCATATAGCCAATGATGCCCTTGAGTTTTGGATTAGCGAAGGAAATGTGCGTAGAGCGTATTGGGAAACGCAAAATTCGCTTAATATTATAAAAAATATTATAGAATCAAAGCAATATTAATGGAAAACAGCGACCAAATACAAGAAAAATTGTGTGAAATAAGCTGGATGATAATTGAAAAGCTCGATGACCCAAATATAGCCCTTACAGAAGAAGAAAAAGAGACTCTTCACCTATCAAATGATACAATGATGTTCTTTATTGAACAAGAAAATTGGGAAAGAGCCTTAACTGAAGGACAAAATACATTAAATAAGCTAAAACAAATAACTGAATTTTAATATTATGCATATAAGGCGAGAAATAGATCATATATTGGACGAAATAAACGAAATAATTGCAAAAAATAAAGACTCAAATAAAGAAAAGTCTGAAGACAAGGCAATGATCGAACATTTAGAGCGAACCATCAACCTCAAGACTGACGATGGCAAGCGAGCAAAGGGTATATGGACTGAAAGTCCCGAATTTATTTACCGAAACTGAAAAAAAGTCTTGACTTTTGTTAGAATATAGAGTATAATTATATTATAACAATCAGAGAAGACCAACTCTTAAAAATGGGTCATTGATCTTTTACATTTTATAGAATTTGGATAAGGTTAGCTACCATATCCTGTGAGTGACTTCTCGATGATGAGTCGAGAACTAGCGAATAAGTCTGTGATAAGCGGACTAAGGTATGCAGATTCTCTGTGGTGGAGATGTAGAGTCCAATCGGATGAGCATAAGACGAATACCAAGTCTAATCTGTAGTGCGAAGTAGGTAAACTGAAACTTTAGTTTATCCCGAAAAGTTGAAGGTGAATAAGTATTCCTTCCTCACACATTTTTCTTTCTTAATCATAACTTTGGTTGTAGCGTAGTCGGACTCAATGCGAGCTAAGACTCTCTTCCCTTACGAGCTGAAGACTGCAACCAATCTTTTAGCCTCTACAAGTCTACCTCATGGCTTGTAGGGGCTTTTCATTTTACATTATTATTTTGAGAGGCAGTAATACGCCTAGTAGGTTAAAACCCTTGTAAGCTTTATCAAGTGTGGCGACTTGACTCTCAATTCAATTTCAACAAATAAACAATCAAATACTATAGAAATACTCATACTAGCAACAATAGGTTTAATATGCGGAGTGATACAAGCTATAAAAGAAAATATAGACTACTAAATAATGAAATTGCAAAACACAAATACCCAAATATAGGTTGAATGTAGTAAAAATAAATTAAAATTAAGTCGCCAATAAGTTTCGTAAGTCGTTAAGGGTGAACGAGTTGCGGGCTGGCGGCTCTCCCAAATTTTATAACTCGTTGACTCGTACTGAGTTACAACAAACTGCAATTAATCGCAAAAAAAGCTTGACTTTGTTAGGGTTTCTGTCATACTTGTATATATGAAAGAAACAGTAAAGATACTAATGTCCCGTGATGGCTTCACTCAAGCTGAGGCGGTTAAACAAGTAGTTGGCTTCTTTAAGAGAATGCAACAAGATATCCAAGAAGGTGGCGATCCATTCGAGTGGGAAAATGACTTCATCCAAGAGTTTGGTCTTGAACCTGACTACTTCGAGGATTTTATTTTAAGGCTTTGCTAAAAAAGGCTTGACAATCGCACGAAAATTTGAGAGAATATATACTATGCTAAACGATAAACAAGTTGAAGAACAAGTAGAAATGTGGAATTGGAACTCGAACATCTTCGAGATTTACGATGAGATTCGTCACGAAAGTGACTACGATAAAGCAAGGCTTTTATCTCACGCTTACCAATTCTTTAACCAAGATCACATGATCGCAGAACTCGCAGATCATCTTTGCGTCAACATAGCAGAAGCTAAAGAAGGTGCATCGGTAATCGCTAAAACCAAATGAGTCATATGTCAGAATTATCCGTTCAACAACAGAACGAGGAAAAAGAGTTGAACATAAAAGATCTTGAAGTAATCTTTGATGTTCTTAATGTCTTCACTCCTTCCGACATTGCTCATGTATATCCCGAAATGGGAACAGATGAATTCATGAAGGATGTGAATTGCACTTGGGCGAAAGTTCTTGATATAATCAAACGAGAAGATCGCAACAAGGGTTACAAAAAGCTCAAAGAATCTGCAAAAATTCTTTTCGATAATCCTTGACAACAACAACAAAAGCTGACATACTATACCTATGAAAGAAAAAATTGAAGTACCACAAAAGTCTTATGCTGAGTTTGAAAAGCTCGCATGGGTAAGTACCAAGGCAATTCCTGTCATTGGAAGCAAGTTGAATGTAAAAATCAATGGAATTGGCGAAGCAATCGTCAAGAAGTATTTTGTTGAGCATGGTTTCATTGGAATGATTGTTCAACCATTGAATCCTCCAAGTTGGTATGTTAATCAGAATGGTGCAGACGAACCATGTCATGTATTTCCTGCTGAATGTACCGAGTTTGAAGTTCGCAAGGACAATGGAGAAGTAAACCAAGAGTTTTACGATTCTATTCTCAAGGCAAATTAAGGCTTGACTTTCACATATAACCTGTCATAATTATAGTATAAAATGAGTATTGCAAAAAACGCTAGAGCATCAAGAGTAATGTCAAATGTTTCCAACGGAACATATGTAAGAGGTTCAAAGTTCGCTAACTTTGGCTCGATTGCAGAAGATAGTATCTACTATCATACCATGTTGGCACAAAAGGCAGACAAAGAACGAGCAGAACGAATTGCCCAAAGCAAGATTCGTCTTAGACAGAAAGGATTAGCATAATGGAAGATATGGAACTCAATCCCGAAATGTACAAGGAGTATGTTGAGGAACATTACGATGTCGAACCCGATTATCCAACCGCAGGAGGATTTATGCTCGTTGACCACACAAGCATGGCACAAATGGGAGGACAAAAACCTTGCTTCCACTCAATGAATGATGCGGTAATGTGGGCAGAGAATAATCTCGACCACAATTGTTATAATGTATATAAACTACATTGCGTTTTATGAAAGAACTAATGGAAGAAATCAAAGCCCTTCAATGGCGATTGCAAAATTGCAATGGAGGAAAAATCACAATCACTAGTCAAGGATTTGACATTAAGTTAGGTAAAGAACATGAGTAGCGAAGATCAACTCAGAAACTATCTACATTTCTTGGGCTTAAAATCCGAGCAAGTCGAGTATGCGACCAACATCGCATACGATAGACTATCTTTCAACCTTAAAGTTGAAAAAGAAAATTCGGAAAAGTGGCATTATCATCCCGAAGAAGTATCGAACAGAAAATGGAGTGAAATTATCAAACAAGATGATTGAAGAAGTAAGTTACATAAAAGAATATTGTCAATTGCCTCCTTTGGAAGCACCTTTGTATGACGAAGACGCAGACACTTGGTCTCTTTGGTTCGAAGAGAAGCAATGCTCTTGGTTTCCTTATCCCGAAGAAGGATTGCTAGCCATTCCTTTTGAGGACAAATACGAAGCACAAAAAGCCTATCTATATCTTACAGATGAAGAAGACACAACTACAGCAAAAAATTCGTGAACTTGGCTTCGCGCTAGCTGATCAAGAGCTAAGGCGCCAGCGTACAGCTGACTACCTAGGTCAACGTTTGCTGCATAAGATTCTGCTGGAAAAACTGTATAAGACAGAAAAGCGGGCCTAAAGCACTGGGTTACAACGAGTTACGGCTCGGGCCCTCCCGCGCAGTCGTATTGTGCAAGAATTTAGTTGAATTTTAGGCTTGCAATTGCACGAAATTCTGTCATAATTATATATAAACAATGAGTAAGACAAACAAAGAAAGAGGCATTTCATGCCCGACTAAACACCCAAGTTTAAACGCTATATGCAAGAAGTACTCGCATACAGGAGCAAAACCACTTGTTCCTCACATCAATGACGAGAATGTCATGGTGACTCAAAAGGTGCGAAATGCCCAAGAAAAAAATGCTAATCGGTAACTTTTTTCTTGACAGACAACCAAAAATTTAGTATAATTATAGAATAATTTAACCAACAAAAGCTAAAAAAATTATGAGTAAAAGTATAGACCTATCAGTATGCGGAACAAAGCAAGTTCCGTTTTCGCAAATCAAGAGCGTTCAAACGCCCGAAGCAACAGAATCTTGGCAACCAATTAGCCATTCATTCTTGGTTGATCGAGTATCGAAGCAAATCGAAGACAATGGTTGGAGTATCAAGGATACTTATCATTCTCTCCATCGTTTCGGTCAAAGGTACTTTGGCTTGTTCCATGTGGAAAACACAGGTTCAGATGCCGAAGATCGTGGAACGATCATTGGACTTCGCAACTCGCACGACAAGTGCTTTCCTGCAGGATTGTGCATGGGAAATGCACCATTCGTTTGTTCCAATCTTATCTTCACTAACGAGGTTGTTCTCGCTCGCAGACATACCAAGAATATCTTGCGTGACTTGAACCAAGTTATTGCTCGCACTCTTGGTCAAATGACTGAAACTTGGGCAAATGACGAACTTCGTCTTGATGCTTACAAGCAGTATGAGCTTGACAACGCACAAGCAAACGACATTGTGATTCGTTCCTATCAAAATGGTGCGATCAGCAAGGCAAAGATTGCCGATGTTGTGGAACAATGGCAAAAGCCCGAACATGAAGACTTTGAAGAAAGGAATATGCACTCGTTGTATAACGCTTTCACTCATGTACTCAAAGGCGGTGTTCATGCTTTACCTGCTCGTTCTCAAGCGTTGCATGGAGTTCTAGACTCAGTAGTCGGACTTGCCAAGCAAGAAGTCGCAGAAGCCGAACTCGTAGCATAACAATTTATGAAAAAGCAAAAATACCTGCAATCCGTAGTCGATAACCTCAATGGTCGTTTTGTTTCACTTCTAGTGAAGGAAGGCGAACAACGCAAGGTTTATTCAGCAAGAGTGAATTCCACTACTGCTAAGAATGTAATGTTCACCGATACCAATGGTGGAAACCGCAAGGTCAATCGTAGGCATATTCTGCGAGCAACTTGTGCGGATAGAACTTTCAAGAGGTCTATCGGCTAAATAGGAAACCCAAATCCTCCAAATATGGGGGTCAAATAACCTCTCCGATTTTTTCGGGGAGGTTTTTTTGTTGCTGACTATCAACGACTTATGGCACGGCGGCTGGCCCAAATTACCTATCTCGTTGTTCTTTAACGCTTTACAACTATTTTACTAATTTGTGCATTTTATGCTTGCAATTAGCCCAAAACCTGTCATAATTATACTTATGAAAATTGAGAAAGAATTCGAAGAAAACGACAACGAGCTTAACGCAGAGGAAGCAATGGAGGCATCAATGGCATTTATTAATGACATCTTGATTCAACCTGCTCTCGAAAGAGATGAGCTTAACAAACAGGATGCAAAGATTTTGGGAGTAGTTGCAGACGCATTGAAGGTTATCGCACAAAAGGCAAAGGCTTACGAAATGCTACGAGAGAATGGCAACGAATATTTTCGAAATTAAGCCTTGACAAAACACAAAAAATTTCATAGAATTATAGCATGATAAAGAAAAACACTCAACTAAAAGGCTTCGATGATTTGGTTTTTATCCAACACGGAGGATTCGCTTGTGGCAAGGCAGTTCACGCTCGACTAAGTTTCGGATGGAGAGACAAGGAGAACTTTGATCAATTTACGATCTCGGTCGTTCAAAACCAAGGAGATGGTTCGGGCTTGTATGGTCACGAAGATGACAACACTTACGAAGTCGCAATGTGGTTTCAAGATCGAGATAGCATGCTTCCATTGGGGAAGTATGACGATGTTCTCGCCTATCAAACTCCTGCACAAGTTACTCAGCTAATGCATCAAGCACAACTGAATGACTTCGCTTGGGTTTCTCTTCTGCACAATCTAAGAGACGAGTTAGAACAAGAACTTAAAAACTAATATGTATATTATATTAAAAAACGGAGAAGTAATGGACTTTGAACCAAGACCAATCGAGCAAGCCATTTGGCTTATTCAACAACTCGAATTGGGTCTTGACAGACTCAAGGAACATTCACCCTATACAATCGGAAAGGCAAGCTAATGAGTTATAACGGATGGAAAAACTATGAGACTTGGAATGTCGCTCTTTGGATCGGCAATGACGAAGGAATCTACAACTTCGCCAAAGAGTGTGCAAGCTATCAAGACTTTGCTAACGATATGCAGACCTACTTCGGATCAACCGAAACACCTGACGAAGTCGCTTGGAATGATTCAGCGTTAGACACAGACGAGCTTGACGAGTTGATTACAGAACTCGCAAGCTAATGATATAGAACGACTTAGGGCATCAGCCCCTGGCGCGCAGCGCTTAACTCTTTGAGGATCAGCAACTTACAACTATCTTTAGTTTTATTAATTTTTTTGTTGACTTTACCCGAGAATCTGTCATACTATACTTATGATTAAAGCAAAAGATAGAATGAAAGAGTTTAACAAATTGCCTAGCAACACAATCCCTTGGGAGACATTCAAGCGACTAGTCGGTCAGTTTGGATTAGAAAAGGCAATCGAAAAGTCTCAACAAATTATCAAGAAAAGGCTTGACAAGCAAGTGTAATTATACTATTATTATACCATGATTAAAACGACATTGCTTACATCGGGTAATCAAAAGATTCTCAAAGGAGAAAAACTTGGTTACATTACCAAAGGAATTCACCTTGCACCTGCGAATCTTTCGGGCTATGAAACTTGCAGATGGAGAAGCAAAGGTTGCACAATGTCTTGCTTGAATACTGCTGGAAGAGGACAGATGAACACGATTCAAGATTCACGCATTGCCAAGACAAAACTTTTCTTTGAGCAAAAGTCTGATTTTCTTCTAAAGCTAGCCAAAGAGATTTCTTCGTCTATTAAGTCCGCAATCAAGAAGGATATGCAAGCCGTATTTCGCTTGAACCTTACGAGTGATCTTATGTGGGAAAATGAAAAGGATGCAGAAGGATTGACTATCTTTGAGCGTTTCAAGGATACAACTTTTTACGATTATACTAAGTCGTTTTCTCGCATGGCAAAGTTCATCAACCAAGCAGAAGATTTTCCTTCCAACTACCACTTGACTTTCTCTCGTTCAGAAAGTAACGACAAGGTTGCAGAAATGGTTCTTGCTATGGGTGGAAATGTTGCGGTAGTATTTCGCAATCAGTTGCCCAAGACTTGGAAAGGTTTTGAGGTTGTCAATGGTGATGAAACCGATTTGCGTTTCCTTGACAAGAAAGGCGTTGTCGTTGGCTTGATCGAGAAAGGTCGAGCAAAGAAAGACGAGACAGGATTTGTGCAAGAAGGAGTAAACTCTTAATTTACCCTTGACAACTCAAAGCAATTAGGATAGTATAGTATAATGGATTATTACGAAAGCGCCAAGGATACAATCATAACGAGAGAAAGAGCTTTGCTTGAATTGGCAAGGCATCATTGCGAAGACATCGAGCAATTTTTTGATGACTTAGGAGATCGAGAAAGTTATGATGCGCAAGAAGTGCTTGTTTGGTTAGGCTACTAAAACCTTACTATTCAACGAGTTAGGGCCAGGGCCCTGCCCGCCAATCGTATTGTGCAATTATTTAGTTGTATTTTAGCCTTGACTTTTAAGGTTATTCTGTCATAATTATACTTAGTTCTTTTGATAATCACTTTATGCCAACGAGTTCTGTCCGAGCTGCAAATCGGAGGAGATAAGAGAGGTGCGGATTGCAGTCCTAATTAAACTCTTGTAGGTTCGACTCCTACCTCGTATGGCTCGCCTTTTGTTAGCGGAAGTAGTTCGGGCTCTGTAGGGGCAAATCTCAAGAGGGCAACAATGGTCGCAAGCGACTCCTACATCCATGAATGAAAAAACTAACAAACTCAGAGTTTTCCGTCCTTTCTCATTCGTCAAAAAAGGATACCACTTTACCCTTGACAATTAAGCTAAAACCTGCCATACTATATACATGATTGAGAAAAATTGGAAACCACAACCTTCACAAAAAGCCGAGGAAGTAGATTACGCAATCACTTCTATTTTTGGCTTTGACCGCAAGGAACAAATTAAAAGCAAGAAGTGCGTCTTCTGTTCTGAAGAAGTCGAGCTTGATTCTTTCAAGGACGAATTGTCACTCAAAGAGTATCACATCAGCGGAATGTGTCAGTCTTGCCAAGATAGAATGTTTGCATAATGCAGATAGGTACTACAACAAAGTGGCTAATGACTACCTCAAGCGATGGTTGCGTGGTCATAGTATCAGAAGAAAAGAAGTCCGAGACAACTGACTTTTTTATTTCGCAAGATTGTCTTGACAAAAATGTAAAGAATAAAGAGTTTACAGAACACAAAACTTTAAAACATAATGACAAGCCTGTATATGTCTTGACTTCAGACTTGCGAAAATTTCTTTAAATTTATCTTGACATTTGCCTAAAACCTGTCATACTATACATATGATAAGAAAAAAATACGAAGTTATTAAAGATGGAATGCTCGAAGGTGGTTTCGAGAAGTCTAGAGATGGAATGAATGAAGCTCTTCAGCTTGTCGAAGAACTTGCGGTTGACTACATGGGCGAATATGATTGCCTCGAAATAGTCTATACCGAATATGATGAGCTTGATCAAATAGTTCATTGCGAACAGGTTCAAGAGTTTGAAGATGATTCTCCTGAGAACGATATCGACGAGTCAATGGATGGAGATTTCGATTCGGCTATGACTTCCGCAGGTTTTGGAACTGACGAGGATTATGGTTGCTTCGAAGATGAAACCTACGGAGCAGATCTTTAGACCCCAAATACCAAACCGACAAATACCAAATAACATTCTTTCTTAATCATCCCTAAGTCGTTGCTAGTCAGCGGCTTAGCGGGGTCCCGCTGAAACCTAACTCGTTGATTTATAGCGACTTATGCAAACCTATTAGCTTACTTTATGGTGCTATAAGCTGAGCAACAAACTGCTTAATCGGGTGATTTTTTTCTTGCGATTTTCGGGTTTGTGTGCTATATTTTACATATGAAAGTTAAGGTTAGAAAGACAATCATCATGCCGAAAAGCCAACCGCACAAGCGGAAGAATAAGGTTTTGCCACGCAAGGCAAAGCACAAAAAGGCTTTAGTCTAAACTTTTTCCTTGACATTTAACCATTATTGCTGTAACTTATATATTATGAACGAATCACAAAGATTAGAACTCATTCGCAACGCAGTTGCTAACGCCGACCAAAAAGTCTCCAAGGACTTTCAAGGTCTACTTGACGAGCTGAAGGCTGAAAAGCTCGCCGAGGATTTGGTCATCGAGCATGGTTTGCTTGAGGCAACTCAGTCCGAAGTTGAAGACGAGTTTGTCTCTCTCGATGCAGTCGAGCGTGATGAGGTCGAAGACTTCGATGCTGACGAGAACCTCGTTGACATGGATCAAGTCTCTGACTCCATGCGTGAGGTTTTCGGAGAGTAACATAACTCTCTCAGCCTCAACGAGTTAGGTTTCTGCCCCTTGCCCGCAGCCCGTAAGTCGTTGACCGCAAGCATCTTGCGACACAAAAAAGATGCTGATTTCGTCATTTTTTTCTTGCAATTACCTTGTAACCCTGCTATATTATATATATGACAATTGAAGAACTAAAGAAGATAATTGAACAAAACGCAGAAGCCGCTGAGCTTGGACACATCGGAGCGCAAATGGCAGTGATCAACGCTGAGCTTGAACTCAGTAGAATAGGTCAAAAAGATAGTTGAATTATTTTCTTGACTTTTCGGATAAATTCCTTTAGATTTATACTATGACAGAAATTGATATCATTAACTCTCACAGAATTATTAACGACAAAGGTCTTGACCTTGCTCTTGCTCTTAGGAATGCTCAAGTCGAGCTTGGTTCAATCGCCCATGTGGCAGAGAAGAATCTCGCAGAAGATGGCGAGTTCGCCAAGATTCACGCTTCCAATGTCAAGAAGTGGGTTGATGAAGTCAACTCTCGCATCGAAAAGGCTTTGAACAAAGCAGTAAGCTAACATGATACAAGAACAGATCAACAGACTAGTCTCGACCTTGCAGGCTTTGACCATGCAACGAGTTAACGCCTTGCGAATCGGCAACCAATCCGAAGCAGATCAGATCCAATCGGTAGCAATCGCAATCGATGCCAAGATCCACGAACTCGAAAGGCAATTGCGATGACTGATATTTTTACCCTTGTAATGTTTACTATTATTTTATTGGATTTGATTTTATGATTGAAGTTTTAGAATTCTTGGCAACTTACTTTCCTTATGTCATGCCTGTTCTCTTGGTTTATTCTATGAATGGGTAAACTTTTTGCTTGACTTTCACAAATTTTTTTGTTATATTATATACATGATTAAGAATAAAACTAGACTCATCGAGATTCACGAATGGACTTCATTCATCTCGGTAAAGATTCACGAAGGTGGAGAATTCCCACGAGTTCGCTCCGCAAGTACTCTCAAGTACTTCAACGAGATTTTGAAGGATGAGCTTTCACACGCTCGTTCGCTTGGTTACGAGCCACAAATCAAACGCTCAGGCGTTGGTAAGTTTGGCGGTATCAAGTACAAAGACTTGCACAAACTAAAAAGTGCTTGACTTTTCGCCATCAGTTTGCTATACTATAAGCATATGTTAGAAATTATTATTATATCGCTTGCTATTGGAGTATTCTCAGAACTTAAGTCACAAAATGAGTCTAATTGATCACATTGTATTTATCCCTTGGATTGTTGTCCTAATCTTGATCTGGCGAAGCGGACTGTAAAGTACTGCTAGTCAAGGAGTTAGGGCTCGCCCGCCCCCGCTGAAGGCAGAAGTCGTTGACTGTTAGGGGTTTAGGCTGTCAAGCTCAAACTTGTTGCCATTCCCAAATTTCGGGATGACTTGGAAAGTGAAGGATAAACCTACCACCTTGAGCCTTGGCAATGTCACGCTCGACATCAGAAGGCTCGACTCCAAACTTGAGGCGAAAGTTTGCCTCGGAAGTAGAGCAACCAAGCTCTTTCTTTAGACGAACGACATCGCCCATGGTTGGGCGGTTTGGCTTGTTAAGGAAAACCCTTTGAGGCTTTGCCTTTGGAGCTTCAAACTGAGAAGGTTCAGCACCAAAGCGAGAAGGAGCGAACTCGTTCCAAAGTTGGGCAACTTCGATGGAGTCCATGCCTTCAGCAACGAGATGCTTTGCCATTGCAACGAGAGACTTACGCTCGTCTCTGCCACGAGTCCAAACCGAATGATCATCGGAGAAGTCGAAAAACCAATCGTGAGATCGGAGAGCGTTTTTAAAGTTGGAGAGTAGTTTTTTCTTAATCATATGTATATTAAAGCATATAAAGACCCAAAAGTCAAGGCTAAAATTCTCGCAAAAATTTGCACAATCCTACTGCGCGGGGAGGCCCGTAGCCCTAACTCGTTGACTATTACCGACTTACGATGGTAACTTTATGCTCACGCTTTAGCTTTTCAGCTTTCGCAACTGCTTGTGAGCGAGTTCTTGCGTTGTCAACTAGCTTTCCGAATAGCGTGATATTAAACCACTCGGTAAAGTTTGGGTTTCTGTAGACCTTTATCATAGTGCAAACCAATCGGATGAGTCAATCGTTTGCCCATTTAGTACAGGCGAGAAATTGACTTGGTGAACTCCGACATCAAGGATTCCGTTGATGCGTTCGCGAGTGGTTGGAGTGTTCCAACCTGCAAGAGTCCAAAAGATAAGACCGCTTGAGTCTCGCTTTATGATCTTGTTTCCATGAAGCCAAACGGAATTGCCGTCTGTGTGTGTGTTGCCAATGGTTTTCGCTTTGCCTTTCTCGAAGGCTTCCTTTATTTGTTCTGTGACTTTTCTCATTATTATATAAGTATAGATTAAAAAGGTTAACTTGTCAAGCGTTTTTAAGCATTACGCTCACGAGAACGCCAACCACGACCATGCCACTCGATGGATTCGACATCACGAATGGCGTCACGAATGTGGGAAATCCGAAGGTTTGCCCGATCAACGGCATCTTGATCGGTAGCGTTATCAAGCTCGGCTTGAGCTTCTTTGAGGCGAATTTTTAGCATGAATACTGACATAATTTTTTGTGTGTTAAGATTAAAGGTTTTAGTCTATCAGACCATCTTCATGATCCAAGCGGAGCAACTCGTCTTGGAGTTGACCGATCTCGGAGCGGATAGCTACCTTGTCGGCAATGGTTAACTCGCAATCCACGAGGGTTTCACGGAGAACGGAGATTTCGATTTCGATTTCTTTTCTAGTCATAATTTTTAGCAATTTGGATTTTAAACTTTCTTTATCTTATATATACAATGTAGCACAAAAAGGGCGTTTTGTCAAGAATTATTTTACTTTTTTTTCAATTATTTTGGAGAGAGTAAGAAGGATATTCTTTTTGCCTTTGGCTTTCATGAGCTTGGCAACTTTGGTTAGTTTATTCTTTCTTAGCTTCATATATACAATGTAGCACAAAAGCCTTCAAAAGTCAAGAAAAACTTTCAACTATTTTTTCAGATTTGTGTTGTAAGATTATGATGTTCAGTTAGTTGCGACAGATTTTCGGGAGGGCCCGAACCCTAACTCGTTGATTGCTAGGAGTTTACCAGACGAAACAACCTCCTGGACTAGCTTGCCGACCAACGGCAAGCGGGTGAAGTTCCAAGTCGGCGACTGGCACCGACCAAACCCTAGAGGAGAAACCTCTAGCACGGACGACTGCGGAGTCGTCGGTTAAGGACTCAACCACGCAGGAGAATCCGTTGAAGAGAACGATGTCATTAATCTTAATCATACATACAACATAACAAAGAAAACCTGAAAAGTCAAGAAAAACTTTCAACTATTTTCCTGCACAATCCTATTTTTCGGGCAGGGGGCTGAATCGTAACTCGTTGATGCTTAAGCCTTTAAAGTGGAGCCGCTTGTCGGGATCGAACCGACGACCTTTCGCTTACAAGGCGAATGCTCTACCAGCTGAGCTAAAGCGGCTAAGAGTTAGCAGGAAACAACCCATAACGACGCTTGCCGTCTGAGGTTGCCAACCTACGCTTGAGAAGCCTTTCAGCTTCTTTCTTGCGCATGGCAATGGATTCAACTTGCCAAACAGAGCCTGCTTGGGCGAGAATGCTTTTAAGTATGTACATAATTTTTTTGAGTTATAGGTTAAAGGATTAGTCCTCGATGGTGTCAAAGAGGTCAACAAAGGAACTGCTTACGCAGTCCATGTCGACTTGTTCCTCGTCGTTCTCGTCGATTGCGTCCTTGTCGGACTCGACTGCGTCGAGAGAGACGAATTCGTCCTCGACATCTCTGTCGGTTGCTTCGAGCAAGCCATGCTCAAGGACTAAGTCCTCAGCGAGCTTTTCAGCTTTAAGCTCTTCAAGCAAGTCGGTGAACTTGGCGTTGACTTTGTTGTCGGCATTAGCGACTGCGTTAGCGATAAGTTGGAGTCTTTCTTTTTCGTTAATCATAAGTATAATGTATCAGAGTTTTTGGTAAAAGTCAATTAAAAGTTATTCACAATCCGCATTAAGCGTTTTGCTCTCGCCTTTGCCAAGAGCGATTTCTTACTTGAACATTCAAGCGACGGATTTGGAGTTCAAGCTTTGCCTTGAGCTTGGCTTGTTGGAGTTGTTGTGCTTTAGTCATAATTTTTTTTGTTAAAGGTCTTTCTTAATCTTATAACTACATTATGCATATATATCGGCAAACCGCAAGCATATTTTTTTTCAGCCAAGTATTTTTATTGTAAAGTGTTGGTATTCAGTGGGTATTGAAAGAATTTTTTTTTACATGACTGCGGAGAAAAAACTGCCGAAAATGCAATTAAGCAACTTTTTTTGCTGTAAAGTATTGGGCATCATGTAGTTCTGTCATATTTTTTCGTTAAGTTTTTATAACTATCTAAGCGTCAACGAGTTAGGCGCTTCGCGGCAGGGGGCTGAACCCTAACTACTTGGTAGTCAGTAGCTTAGCACTAACTACCTTAGTGCATTGCCAAACCCAAGCATCACGCTTACGCTTGCCATGACCTTGAAAGCCACGATAGTAACGCAGGCTTGCTTGCCAAGCGTTCTTGCCATACTGATGGACTTGGAACTTGTGTCCAGTCGTGCGGTTGACTACCTGCAGGACATACAGGTCACCACTTCGGTGAGCTTTCCACCTGCGTTGGCTACCACGCCAAGCAGGATCAAAGGGAATAGTACTGCTTGGAGTACTCTTTAGCCTATCAAGCTGAGCAAGCGAAAGTTGATCAAGGTCTGCCATAACTTAACTATACCTCAAGTCAAGAATGTTAAAGGACAAGATGCTGACCAACAGGCAGATAATGCCAAAGAGCCAAGCAAAACCATCGGTTGCATGGTATACAGAAGGAGCATACCAAGGGCAAAGCATGAACAGAACGAACGCACAAGCGGATACGACGAACGCAAAGCAAAGGATGGAATCTGCGATAGTGGATAGTATTTTCTTAATCATAAGTACAATCTAATGGATTTATTGGTAAAAGTCAAGGAAAAAGTTTAACTATTTTCGAGGCATGTCGGAAAGCATTTCCAAGTCGTTGGCTTGTATGCTTTGCGTTATCTCAAGCGTTTCCTCGACTAGCACATCGAGAACGGCGTTGAGAATCTCAAGCTCGTCATTGCTTGGATTCTGTTTGAGAACGGCACGAATCCGCTTTGTTTCGTCTTCAATTTCGTTGAGTCTCTTAATCATTTTCATACCTATAACATAGCATAGGAAACCCGAAAAGTCAAGAAAAACTTTCGACTAATTTATTGCACAATCCTATTATCGGGCAGGGGGCTGAATCGTAACTCGTTGATTATTAGTGTCTTGAGGCGCCCATATCCTCGTCAGTCGGGCGTTAGTTGGGGATTTTCATTTTCATAATCTTCGGGGCGCCAAGTCCCGACTTATACGGCGCTTAGTTGGGAATTTTCTTTATCATACTTATAAGGTAACAGAGTTTTGGTGAAAAGTCAAGTTTTTTTTTGCTTTTTTTTCATCTTAGCGATAACAAACTTGCAAAGGATTTTTTCTCTTTCGGTTAACTTAATCATACCTATAAAGTACCACACAAAAGCCCAAAAGTCAAGAAAAACTTTCAACTATTTTGTTGCACAATGCTACTGTTGACCCTCCCCATTTTTCAAAATCGTTTTGTGTTTATTTTACAACAAGACAGTCGGGGGTGCCTTTTTTCAATATGGAATCGAAATCCATTCGTTCCAAACATATGCTCGGGTCAAAAAAATACGGGACCTATTAGATTTCGGGGTGTATTTACTTATGTTAATTCAATGCCACGCAAGAAAAAAAGACGGAGCGACATAACGGACGAACAGGCGATACAGGACGTAATAGCTACTCTGCATAAAACAAACATTAAACTTAAAAAATTTAATTTTTCGGAGAAGCAGAAAGAACTACTTAAAATATTATTTGACAAAAGAACAAACATTGTGTTTGTAAGCGGTCCTGCAGGAACCAGTAAGACCTTTATGGCGATATACGGAGCGCTTCAGTTATTTAACATGAACAATGAATATGGAATTACTTATGTTAGAACTATAGCTGAAAGCGGTGACAAAAGTTTGGGCTCTCTTCCTGGAGAAATGCAGGAAAAAATAAACCCATACATGATGCCAATGAACGATAAATTAGATGAATTACTATATGCTGGTCAGGCACAAGTAATAAAAGAAAACGATATAATAAAAGGCATGCCAATTAATTATCTTCGCGGCGCATCATGGTTAAATGAAATTATTATTGCTGACGAGTCTCAGAACTTTACATTAAAAGAGCTAACTACTCTTATGACTAGATTAGGCAAAAACAGCAAATTATTTATATGCGGTGATTCTATGCAAAGCGATATCAATGGAAAGAGTGGCTTTAGTGAAATGCGAGCGATTTTTGATGATAGTGAAAGCAAGCGTAAAGGAATACATTGTTTTGATTTTGAAGTGGAAGATATAAAAAGAAGCGAAATACTAAAATTTATAATCAGCAAATTACAACATTATAAAAAGTAAGTGTAAATTAGTCTAATGCCAAACTATATGTCAGATGGAGGAATCTCTTTTCAAGCCCTCAGGGAATTTATTTCTGGAGCTGGAGGCGAAGTAGGACTAGAGAACATCTCTATGTCTTCTCTGATGATTGATGCACAAGCTCAGTCTGTCACTCTTAATGGCGGAGACTTTTCAAAACCTCACTCTGCTAGCGAGTTTTATTCGATGAGTTATTCTTCTCAAGAACCAATGGATAGTACTCCCGCAATATGTAAAAATGTCTCAAACCCCTATGTCCTGGTCAATGGATCTTACCAGGGTAACGATATGGATCCAGGTTCTTTTTGTGCGATTCATAATCCAGGTATTGGATTTACAAGCACAACCCTAGCAAATGCGTTGGCTCAAAAAACTTCGCACTTTGATGGACTCGATTGTACATATCCTATTTCTTATACCTCCAGCGCTTTAGACGGTGATGGCAGAATAACCAGTTTATGCGTAAATTTTGGAGGTAACTGTAATCCTGATCTTGAAGATGATGATAATGGACAAGAAATCCGACACCTTTTATTCGCAATAGGAACTGACGAATCATTTCAACTGCTTTCATCGAATAATGGTGCTATTAATCACAGCAGCTCTTATAGTTCAAATTTTGCCTTAAGCAGTCACGATATGAGTGATGTTACTCAAAGCCCTGGAGTAAACTATGCAATAATCGAAATATATGGAAACAGTTCTTACCAAGCAGACTAAAAATGACAACTTACATTAAAACAATCAGCCTAGAAGACTATCTCGCAGAATTTGAAGATAGCGCTAAAGAAGCAATCGCTAATTTTTCTCATGTTTTAGAAAATCAAGCAACAGAATTGATTCATACTCAATCTTATATAGACGAGTATTCGTCTGAAGCAAAGCTTAAAGAAATTATGGCTGCTGGAGATCTTTATCATGCTCGCAGTATTGAAGGAAACGATCAAAGAATAATTTATGGCATGAATGCAGAGCGTCCAGACCTAGGAAAAATAAAAATAGAAGGATATAAAAGAACTGGAGTTTTCGGTTATCCTAAATACTCATTTTGCGGATGGCATACAAACAACAACAATGAGGGAGAAAGAACTTACATTGTATATAATGAAGAAGAAAATCAAGGTTTCTTCAAGTATTATGATGCTGATAAAGATGAAATCATCACAAAATGGGAGCCTAAAGGCGTAACCACTAATATTATAGACATTTCTGCATCAAAACCATGCTGGCACTTTGCTGGAAGTTTGGGCAACAGAATAAGCGTTGGTTTTAGAAAAATTTAATGCATGAGGCTAATTATAGAGTC